CTTCCTCGACCCAGCAAATGTCCACGCCCTCGAATGATTTGATGTTGGTCGGGTTGTTCTTCAAGCCAATGAACGCGAATTCGGTGCCGTTGGCGCCGCGGATGCTGGTCTGCGTAATCTCATAAAAGCCCAGCAGCCCAAGGGCTTCAATCTGGTCGGACAGCAGCTTGTGGACAGAATCCTTGATGCTGATCTGAAACTCACGCGCACACAAAATCCGCATGGGTTTCTTGGCGCCCAGGATCAACAGCGCCCTGGCAATCCCCCACGACTTGGCGCCACCTCGCCCGCCGTACAAAACCTTGTAGCGGCTTTTGCGGAACAGTCCTTCCAGCTTGGCTGGAAACTGGGCCTTGGCGACCGCCTGGTCAATGCTCGATGTCGCGCTCTGTTCCATCGGGGCTTACAAACATGACTTGAATGCCCGCAAGGGGGGAACCGTCTTTGCCAGTTATTTCCTGCTCGATCTTGTCGCGCCAGCCCAGAACATTCTTGGCCGTAAAGATAGCAAACGTGCTGTTGTTGGCGTTTCCAATTGTGCCCTCAACTAAGTTTGCCTCTTGCAAATCTTTGGCTTTTTTATAGGCAGATGAAAATTCAGGGTGTTTTAGTTCGCCTGTCTCTAAATCCTTGGCTGTTGCCCAATCATGCAAGGTGTCTTTTGTCACCCCGATGTTTGTGGCAAATCGCGCCAATGTCGGGAAAACCCCAGGCAGTGTTTCGGTGCGCTCATTGCCTTTGGCATCCATCACAACCTTTTCACGGGTGGGCGGCTGACTAAAAAATTCAATCATCATCGCGGGAAATTCGTCGCGATATACCGTGGGGCGACCGACTGGGCGTTTGACTGGCGGTTCGGCTGGGGGCTGGTCAGCTTTAGGTCGCCCCCGCCGTTTGACGGTGGCTTCGGCGGTCATTTCTTACCCTTGGCTGGTTTCTTTGCGGCTTCGCGTTTGACCGAATAAGCAATAGCGACAGCCTGTTTGACAGGCTTGCCCGCTTTTACTTCGGCCTTGATGTTTTTCTCAAACGCTTTGTTCGATGTCGATTTGGTCAGTGGCATTGGCGGCTCCGTGGTTTGCGTCGTTAAGTAAACGGGTTAATTCCTGGATTGCGCCACTGATTTGAAACAACGTAATTTCATGTTGCTTCGCCAGTTCTTGCAATTCAGCCAGGCGTTTAGCAATTTTGTCAGATGTCATTTATTCTTTGCCGTTTTGGCACTTTGTTTAAATGCTTTGGTTGTGGGCGCACCAGGTGAACCTGGCTGGCGCATACGTTCAGGGGTTTTGCCCGCGGCTTTCTGGCGCTCTATGCGCTCACGCTTGGCGTGGATTGCAGCGTAAAGTCCTTTGGCCACGGGTCACTCCTTATGCAACAACGGGGTATTCCCACTTACCGGCAACCGACGTGAACAGCTTGCCAGCGCCCGTTGCGTTTGTGGTGGTGGCCAGCGAACCGGCGGGGGCGGTTGTGGTCGTCACGCCAGCGGTGATTGCCGACGTCAGAAAATACAGTCCGGCAGTACCGTTCGCGATTGCCGCGCCGTTCGTGGCGGTGCTAGCGATTGCGCCAGATGCGGTTACGGTCGCAGCGGTTACAGCGCCGGTCATGGCTGCCGATGCGGCAGTAACAGCACCGGTAACGTCAACGGAATCAAATTGCGGGTCGGCATAAGCAACGCCGATGGCTTTGGTATTAGGCATGATCTAGTCCTTTCAACAGTTCCAATTCTTTAGGGATGCCTTGGCTCGTTCGGCTGGGCCTTTGGCGTGTTTTACCACCCCTTCCATTCTCGCGCAAAAACTCGCCTTACGTCCAGCGTCGGCTTTAGTTTTGGGATGTGGTGCTGGTGGTTTTAAATTTGCGTCATTCTTGCGGTTGTACTCGGCACGACCTTTGGCCGTCATCCCCGCGCCCTTTTCGGTCGGGTTGTAGGTTTTGCCCTTGCCGGTCGTGGTTTTGGGTATCGGTTTGTCGTGTGCTTTAGCCATGTCAGTCATCCACAACCATGCAAATGTCGGCTTCCTGGATAATCTGGTAATCCACGCCATCAATATTCTGGATAGGCCAGTCCAAATAAGTGCCGTTGCCGTATTTGATAAATTCGCCCACCCTGACTTCACGCACCGCTGGGCCAACAGCAACAATTCTACCTTCGTTCATTTTTTCATTATTGACAACGTACAAAATGTCAGACATTTTTCTGACGTGCGGTTTGACGATAACGCGGTTACTCAGCGGTTGCAGCGGACAGGTCATTTTTTGGCTTCCTTCCTCGTTTTTTGGGTTCGACCATCTCATCAGTCATGATGTCGTAGACCGGCATAGTAACCACGGCGGTTAGTTGATGCTCACCGCACCAGTCCATCTCATGTTTATTTTGCGTTTCGGGGAATCGGCGGCACAGGCCCATGACTTGGGCCTGGCTAAAAAATCGGCAGGATTTGCAGCGCACTTCCATTATCGGATCGGCTTTCCTGCGCGAACAGCAGCGTTCAGCGACGCGGCCATTTCTTCGGCAATAGTGCGGACAGCCCGTTCGTGCATCCGTTTCATGCGGTGTTCAACGGGGGTTGCCACGCGTTCCGCGGTAGATGGCTTGGCTGATCTTTCCAGTTCGGTATGCTTCTTCGAGTGCATCATCTAGCCCCTTTCTAACTGCATTGTGGTTCAGTTTGGGCAATTTGTCAAGACCGCTTACCACTGTTGCATTCCCAGGGCCGCGGCTGTTGTCAATTACCGTCAAATGGAATCGGTGGTCGTTGCCGTATTTGGCTTGCAGCCGTTCCATCACGTCCCGAACACCCATGTGGGTGCGGAAATGTTCTTCGATTGGTACGGTGCGGCCAGTGCCTAGTTCGGCTTCCATGCGGGATGCGCGGGACAAGTTGCCGTTTTTCAGGGCTTCCACAGGGTCGCGGTAAACGTAGGCAATACCGACCTTGCGGCCAGCAGCTAGGGCTTGCTTGACCTTTTTGTCAGCCGATTCAAACGTGTTCATGTTGGTGTCGTACACCATTTCAGCGTTTTGAATGCCCTTAGATTGCTGCGCTGCGGCTTGCAGACTGGTGGTTTTACCTGCGCCAGTGCCGCCCGCGGTAAACAAAACCGTGTTGTCGCGCCCTGATGGTGTCGGCTGCGACAGCTTTTCGGCATACATTTGCTTCACGAACGCCGATGACGGTTCATGCACGTCAGCCGACTTGGTGCGATCAGCGCGGTATTCGGGGGACATTTCACGGGCGTCGTCCGTGTTTAGAATGCGCCCGCCGTCAGTAGACGGCAGTGCGGCATATTCCTGCGTCAGACCTTGGTAATCATTGGCCAGGCGGTCGAAATACGACTGTTCAATCGGATTGCCCGATTGACCTGGCATTTTGGGCTGCGGAACCATCCCCGCCAAAGCGGCTTGTGTGCCGCCCATGTCAGGGGGTTGTTGGCCCGCTGTGGCCAATTGCGACAGCGGGGTCGCCATTTATTTCTGGTACGACTTGCGGTCGTGGGTGTAGCAAACGCCCTTAGAACGGCCACCGTCATAATTGTGGTTGCCGCCAGTCGCATCAGCTTTGCCCATAGCAACGCCGTTGACCAGCTTGCCGTGACGTTCACCGGTCATGTCGCTGCCGGATGCATTAGCCGGTGCCTTGCCGCCTGAACCGTAGCCCTTGGGGGTCATCTCTGCGTTGTCTTTCATGGTAATCCTTTCAGTCTAGGAATTTCAGTTTGTACAGCGTTGAATCAATCAACTGCGATATTTCGTCGATGATATTCTGAATCTCGGAATCTTGGGGCAAATCTTCGCGGGCATCGTCCACAAACTTTTGCATCGTTTTCAGGTATTTGACCGGATCGGTGCTGGCGTGGAATTCGGACGGGTATTTTTTGATTTTGTTGTATCGGCCCTGATAGGCTTCAGCAAAATCATCAGCCAGTTCGATGACGTCCTCGTAATAATGCCCAAGCGCCTTGTGCGCCGAATACGAATCGGTGGCCAAGTGCATAAAATGCGTCACCGTGCTGCTATGCAACAAGGTGGCTATAAATTCGGCGGCGTCATCATCCATAGGCTAATCATAGACGAAAAAAACGGGGGCGCACAGTCCCCCGCAAGCTGATGGCTACTGCAAAAATGAAAAAAGCCGCT